GCGGGCGTCGTTAAGGAGGATAAACCATGCTGCAGGCAGAAGGTCTACCACAAGCTGTTGACTGATTAGGTCACTAGCCGATGTTAGATCGAGCGTCGCCAGTTTCCCGGTGATGCTTCCTTCTAGAGCAAACCGTTGGTTAACGGTTTGATCATCGAGATCCTGTCCCCAGGATCTGAGTTGACGCCTTAAGAAAGCGCCAATTCCCTTTTGCAGTAACATGTTAAGACCCGGCTCCTTAGCTGCGCATCGGTCTATTTCCGCGGATTTAGGCACGGTGAACATCACGTTCCCCGTCGCGAGCTGGATTCTCGAGCATATATTCGCTCGAGACTCGTCGACTATTCGACGCCAACCGGGGCAGTTGCTCATCAGAGCTACTACCCATGGGAGGGCATCCTGGGTCACATGTACTTCGTCCATGAACTTCTTTTCGATAGTCCCTGGACCACGACTGAAACCTAGGCTAGCACCACTTGTGAAAGTCCCATACAGGACCTCCAGTGAAGGGTGCTCGCCAATTACGGCCGCGATACGTTCCCTCGCCGTCTGTAAGATTTGTTCGGACGTCACAATCTTCCCATTCATGTGGAAGTGCGCGACGTCGAACATTAGACGACGATTAGTGGACTCATTGCGAAGTTCCGCAGTACGCCACTTTTCAATGGCGGCCTGTTTACGCTTCTCGGGTCCGGACGCAATGTCCGGGTCGAGATACTTGGAGAGATACTCTTTTCTCAAGTATTGGGCTTTGAACTTCTCTGGTTCAGACCGTCTTTGGTCTGCCTCTATCCGCACAATCGCGGCGTCGAGGTCGGAGAAAATCTCAGCTTGTAGCGTTGGACTCAGCAGTAAGCTGTCCGATCGGACAAAGCTTCTGCCAGTGGTGGACTTGCCCTTGGAATTCGGCCGTTTGTTAGGCCGGGCAGTCCTAGTTCGAGTGGTGTCTTGAAAGACGACTTCGGATTTCGGTTTGGTTGGTCGAGCTTCTTCAATGAAGAAGAAGCTCAACTGGTCCGCACCGTCATCTAAAGTTCTTCCGGATGACGTTCCACTCACTTCGAAGCGCCGCTTTTGGCGTACGATGACAGCGGAAGCTTAGAAGTAAGGCTATCGATCACTTCTTGGAGATCGATCGCATTCTTCGCAGCATCCTCTATGACGTCTCCGCCTCCCCACCGCTCATAATTCTCGTCTGCAGCCAAGAAGAGGCTGTCGATAAGAAACATTGCGCGCGGGTAGGAACTGAAAATGTCGACAACTGCTTCACAGCTGGTGTCGAACAGATCCAGTAGATGCGTCTTGTGAGGCTCCTCAGCGTGAGGTGCCCTTCTGGACGTATCGACACAGGTCGCAACTAAGCGAACTATGTTGGAGATGACAGAGTCATCGATGGCTTCCTGACGGCCACCATCGTCGTTATCATATGTAGACATTGAGTTAGTACTCCATGTTAAGCGCACGTGCGAATTCGCAATTGCGTGCATGATTACGAAACCCAGCAGAAGGAGAGGGGCCCAAAACGTAGGGCCCTTCACTTAGTATGCCGGGTTAAGGTTGACGATGGTGTCATTCACCACGGCCTGAGCGGTCGGCAGCGCGGACATAGTCATGCCCACGCA